TTAGACGACATGAGAACACTCATCTTCGTAGCATACTTGTCAAAATCTTCTTGCTCCATCTCTTTGATATCACCAGCAAGAACCTCTCGGTCAGCATCAGTGAGAACATATTCATCGTCCATTGTGGCCATACGCTCTGTAAAGATAGCTTCAGCCTCGCGGTCAGCCTTCTCTTTCTCAAGCTCTGCCAAGGACGATGAAGCCTTCTCTAGCTTCTCCTTGAGTTCTTCGTGATCTTTCTTGAGGGTTTCTGTGGCTTCCGTAGCTGTCTTCAAAGCGACGTCAGCATCTGCCTTCTGCTTTGTGTAGTCTTCTGAAGCCTTCTTGAGTTCCTCCTCAATGAAGTCCGTGACAGCCGTTGCTTTCAACTCTTGCAGCGACTCGTCCGTAATGTCTTTAATGCTGTCTATTTTCATAAAATGTTCCTCATGATTGGCACTAACTTTAGTTACATCTAGTTTATTTGGTTGTGAAATATTATTTTCGGGTTTTTCTTCACTATCGCCTGAAAGACTGGCTGGATTTCCTTCAGGTATATCTTCTTTTTGTTTATCTATTGCTTTTTTTTCAGTTTTGACGGCTAGTCCCTGAACGTCAGCAGCCGGAGACTGCGTTAATCCAATGCCTAAGGGCACTACGTCCCCTATGACTTTTCTGTAGACTCTTTTGCCATTCTCGAGTTTTCCTTCACCGCCAAATCCTTTAAGGTGAGTCTTCATCTCACCGATCTTTTCACTATCCGTGATAATTGCGGAATTTGCTATGTTTTTTTCTCCGTCATCCATCACTATGATATTATAATCGGAAAAGCCAAGTTCCCAGCTAGCACTAATCTTACGATACATTTCGCTAGTAGGATCAGCGGAATCTTCAATTGTTTCCGCAATACCCCGATTCACAATCTTCCATATCACACCACCGAGTGTCACATTAAATGGAGCGTCTGAACCAGAGACTTCCTCTTCTGTTAAAACCTTATCAGTTCCGAACTCACTAAATCCGGCAGTAAGTACAACACCAATCACCCTATCACGATTATGCTCAATGTTAATAGGTTTATTAATAAACTGTTTGTACATCGCGAGCGTCGTCGCTGCGTCTACAACATCGTCATTCTTGTTAACCCTGTTAGCTACGAACGAGTTAAAGGCAATAGGAAGCAAATCAACATTCTTGCTAGTATCAACTTCAGGGATAAACTCTCCTACATCAATGAGACTGGCCATCGCCAGATACTTATCTTTTTCCTCATCAACCAAAGGTCTGACTGTCGCACTAAAACTAGTTGTATATTTAGGCTCCTTCATTTCTCTCCTTAAATGTTGTCCATGCTTTCAATATAATAAAATACAGTGACGTTAGCAGCGGTCGCTCCGATCTTTACAGTATCAAGTTTTGTATTCGCAGTCATGTAAAGCGGTGCTGGCCAACTACTGTGCCCAGCAGCAAGATGACAAAGTACTGGACCCGAGCCAGAGTTATCATCTCCATCAAATAAGGTAACAGGTGAAGAAGCCATCGCTTGGACAAGAACGAATCTTTTATTCGCTCCCGGCGCAGAGAGGAGGTCTCCATCTCCTGCGATATTGGCCACCTTTAATTCTTTCCAATAGTTGTTCATCTTTAATTTTCCTCCCAACAAGATAAAACCTTCTTGTAATCTTCTAAGTAAAGTTCCTCTACGTTCTCCACTTTAAATGCTAAACCATATTTTTCAACATCTTGTTGACCCTTAGTGACACATTCTTCAGAAGGCTTCCAAGCTAAAGACATATCCAGTAAGTCACTTCTCACTCCGCTCATAAGGTCTTCTATAAAATTAGTCCTAGTCACAGAGAATTCCATTTTACCTTTTATCATATCAAGGAACATATTAACTCTAATCATCGCTGACTCACATGAATTAGATTCTCTCCATCCTTTTCTGAAAATTGATTTAAGTTGGGCCAAGCTAACTCTTTTCTCGTGGCCACCTTCCTTAAACTCCTTCAGCTTTTCCTCTAAAGCAATTACCACTCTATTAGAGTAATCTATTGCTTCGATTTGATCGACCTTATTTTCGCAAGAACAGTCTTCAGAACATTTGCCATCACAGGGGCATTTTTCTTTACCGCATTTTGAACAACTAGCAATAGCCGGAAGACCTAATGGAGTGTCGTTCGATGATACGGATTTCCAGAGCTTCGAATAAAGCTCCCTTCGATCCCTAGACAAGTAAGTTCGACCTTCAGACATCCTCTTATTTTTCATTACACTTTACACATAAAAAAAAGTTTTACTCAAAAAAAATACTAAAAGACCCGCGTTTTTCTCATTCGCGGGCTTGTGTTGTTATTTGGTTGGGTGAGCCTATTCTTTAGGAGTGGCCTCGATAGCAGAAACTTCACCCTTCACGAACGGAAGTGTTAAGCTTACTCCTTCTTGGCCAGCGGATGCCCCCAAGACTTGAGACTCATTAGCCTTTGGTCCGAGGGTTACTGTGCTGGTACAACCTGACACTGCCAAAAGCAGTGCCCCTACTGTTAATGTTACTAGTATTCTCATACGGGCGAGAATATAGAGTCTAATAAACGGGAAGTCTATATTATTCTCTCATAGTAAAAACCTTTATACAGTGGCTGCATAGACTTGTCGCGGTAAGCGGGATTGACATTCCTACAAACTATTGAGAACATCGTACTATGAAACAAATCCGAGTATGCAATCGAAAAGAGGCAGAGAGAGACTATCGCAGTTACGATGCTATAATAAGCGTGATAGATCAGCCAGCAGAAATTGATCACCCGAACCACTTAGAAGAATTCTTCGCTGACCTCTCTGAACCGATAGGGGATCATTGGCCTAAAAGACATAACATAAAGAACATAATAGAATTCTCAAAAAATATTCCAGATGATTCTAAAACCCTCGTTCACTGTGGTGCTGGGATTTCAAGAAGTACTGCTACAGCAGCCATCGTTATGAAGGTCTGGGGAAGAGAAGATAAGGAAATTTTCGAGACTCTCATCGCTCAACATCCCGAAGATCGTATCTTTTATCCTAACCCACTCATCCTATTTTGGGGAGATAGATTACTAAACTCAAATTTGGAAGAATCCTTTAGTAAATTGTTTGTAGAGGTCTTAACATCTTCAAGCCTAAACAAAGAATGCTTCGGGAGTTCCACTAGCACAAAATAAAGAAGAGCTATCTTAGCTTCTTCTGGAAGGTCGGGATCGTTAAGGACTGAGTAGTTATCCCCCATTTTTCTTTTTGATTAAAAAGATGCGGGAAATCACAGTTCCTTCCCCAGAGTATTTTTCAATATTTTTATCTACTGGAAAACACAACCAATGAGCATTGTATTTAATAGGCTCTCCCCACCAAATCAAAACCATAGCGACATCTTCATTTGGGTCTAGCTTATCTAAACTATCGACTTCTATCACTTCATAGCCGAGTTCTTCGAAAAAATCTTTTACCTCCGAAGGGAAGGTTATGCTAATTGCTTCGTAATGAAGGAGCGAAAGAGTAAGGCGGAGACCATTTCCATTATCTTGGATATCCCTGCTAATATCAGGAGAACTTTTATAATCATCTAATTCACTCAGTGCTTTAGATAGGGCTTCTGGTCCACAGGAATAATAATGCTTTTTTAAGTAGCCTTGGCTATCTCTATCTAAAGAGTCTGGATGCATTAAAGAACACCCATAATTAAGAAACATAAGGGAGTTTACGAGAAGGAGAATCTTCGCTTTAGACCAAATCCTTTGCATAAAATAACAAAATGTTAACAGCCAGACTTACACCTAGAACAAATGCCAAGAGAATAACCATCATTCTCTGCGGGGTGGCTGGTATCGATCTCTCTTTACTCCTCTTCAAATTTATTTTCACCTCGCTATCAGATAACTTCTTTTCTGGAAATTCAGACCCTCCAACTAACCACCAATCCCCGTCTTTGTCTTCTATGGCCCAAGTTAACTTCTCTTCCGATCCTTTCCACCACTTAGCGGAAGTCCTGTCGTTGACGTTTCCGTAGCCCAACTTTATTAAGGACTTCTGGTGTGGCTTAGAATTCAATTTGTCCCCGCTATAAGATCGTTCCTATTGAGCCTATTTAACTCGTCAATAAGCTTTTTAATGACTTCCTCTTGCTTCTGGATATACGAGGTAGCCTTCTGCAAGTAGTCTCCATATTTCTTGATAGTTTCCGCTTGTAAAACAATGACATTGTTCCTTTCCATAAGCACCCGATCCATCTCAGCTAATTCGATGCTGTGCTTTTTGATCATTATTATTTCGTCAGTAATATGACTAGTGGACTGCCAAAACATGATGCTTAGCATCACGGCTGTAGTAGCGAGAAGCGTACACACGCATGAATCGTGTTTTACTACCCAAGCTTTGCCCCCCTTTAATAGTTCCCTGAGTTTCATAGTGAATGTAATTACACTCCTAAAACCCTTGGGAGAAAAAAATAAGGGCCTGAGTTTTACCTCAGACCCTCTGATAAGACATGTAGACTACCTAATCATCTCTTTGGACACCCCCTGCGTACCATCCTTCTGGTAACTTAACTTTGTTTTTGCTTAGTACCCATTGACCATCTTTAAGTACGTAGACCCGCCCAGAAACGTTGGGTCCTATCCTCACAAGATTTGTCTGAGTATCGACAAAAACAACTTTAGTACTTCCACATCCTACGGCGAAAGTAAAGAACAGCAGTGCTAGTAGCCACTTCATTCTATTTCTTTTGTTTTGCAAGACCTCTGGAGACGGTATATCCAACTGCTCCGAGGGCTGCGACTACAAATCCAAAGATTTTATTAGCTGTACCAACCGAGTCAGGATCGAGGACATCCGCACCCCATAAGAGTGATGCCAATGCGACGAGACTGGTTAACCAAAACTCCGTAGTTTTCCAACCCGGTTTTACTTCGTTATTTTCTTCTGACATAATATTTTCCTGTGTTTTGTTTTATTGCCTCTCTAAAGAAGAGAGTCCTAAATATAAGAAAAGAAGCCCGTAGGTCAATCCCCAAAATTATCCCAACCTCTATGACTCTTTTTAGGAGGGGCTGTGGCGGGGGGCTCTTCGAGCTTTTTTTCTACTTTTTTTTCTGTTTCTTCTATACGCTGTTGCCACTTGCTTTTTAAGCTATCCGGTGTTTTATCGGCATCAGAAGCTTTCGTATCCTTTTTGACTTCGGACGAAAACCAATCGAGAATCCCTTTAATCAAAGCTGCTAACCAGTTCATAATTTTTTACTATACCGTTGTTTCGTTAATTTGGCCACTAAGAAAGAGCCCTTTAGATAGATCGTCTTGGTCACATTCCGTAGCAAACCCGAATTGGACTGTCTTGTTCTTCCCTACAGAACTCGTGAAATTAATCCTCTCTAGTTTCGTCTTTTTAAGGATGTATCTATTCTTCAGCTTCCGTTCGTCTAATACGAAACTTCCGCTACATTCTGGAAATCCATGTATATCTAAATACACATCATATTCGGTATCTGATTGTGCCATTTGCAGCAAAGAGCCTGTGCTCTGGTCCCCTATGACAGCGTTTAACGAAAGTGTCACGACAGAAGGTGGAACTGGCGGGTAATCTAGAGGAATCCTGTAGCCTATCCCTCTAAGGAATTGTCTATTTATGGACAAATCCAAAGAGTAGTCTTGAATTTTAGCATCGGTAATATCGACCCCTAAGTTTTCATTAACGCTACCTCCATCACTCCTTTCTATAGTGACAGTAATATCCCTCGGGTGGAGGGCTGAGACTCCTGTAGTGCTGTATTCTGGTAAAACTATAGACTGAGTGTCTAAACCTACGATATCCTTAAAATTGATGACAGGCATATCTACGTTTATAGGATGAGCCGGGGTATCAAAATACTGTATATCGCAAGCCATAAACCCAGCGGAATTCGTAATAAAATCCCCGACTGACGCAGAGCTTGAATAATGCGTTAAATAGCACTTACTAAATCCTACGACTCCTTTAATTTTGGACTGGTTGTCTGCTACATTTTCCCCCTCCTCTGCAATCTCTATATAAAGATTCCTCCTGTCTCCACCACGATTAGTATCAGAATTAAAATATTCAGTAAGCGATTGGGTGAAGTTGCTGGCGTGCAGCGGGGTTCCATTATCTCCCATCTGGTAGTTGAAGGCAAAATTGAATTCCTTCTCATTCCTAAAGCTCGCCAAATGGTAATTTACTTTAAAACTTACTTGTGGATGAGGGATTATCGTCCTAGCAGCAAAACTCTCTTTGCCTAACTGAGCGATGTCTACTCTTGGAATATCTAGAGAATAATCCATAGATATGACCCTTTCAATAGGTTCAGGATAATAACTCCCAGCTAATCCATCGACGTTACCACTAATAAGTGCTGGTCCAATGAAAGCAGCCTCTGACTGATAACTGACTCTATTCCTTGGCATCCTTTTCTTCCGTCGTCTTTGCTATCCTGCTAGCAAACAAAATTCCAGCCATATAGTCATCTAGCTGATGTATGAGTGCCACCTCTTGAACCTTATCTACTCTATCTTTATTTTTATCAATAGGTTTAGCAATATAGGCTGTAGTTGATTTTAGCCAATCCCCCGGTTCTTCATTTGAGATAATGATATTGGAAATTTGTTCAACAACGTCCATCTGTTCTTCGCTCAGCTTCTTGAGCTTATGCTTCCGCTTTAAAGAAGAAATGATTTTGTCATTTAGCTTCTGAGAGAGGACCATATTCTCTTTGACTTTAGTTACGCTGAAATTAACAGAGGCTGATACGGGCCTTTTGCTCTGAGGTCCTTGGCCTACTGGTGTTGCCTTCTTGGTCGTCTGTGGTCCAGTCGAACCGGGAGGTCTACCATTCATTTGTGGCGGAACAGTGACCTTTCCTTGTTTAACCTCGTTAGGATTATTCGGATGACCCCCAGCACCTGTCAAAGGTTCATAGAGTCCATCCTCTTTAAGCTCTTGGAATTTTTTCTGATTCTCGACTGACATTTCTGCATCAGGCAACCTACCAGTTTTGAAAGCCTCAAGAGCTTCTTCTGGAGTGAGAACCCCGATTTCTACAAGTCTACTGTATATACGATGGATGTTTGTTTCATCCTTAAGGTTGATCTCATCGAAGACAGGAGTTGGAACCCCCTTAAACCCGAGCTCTTTAGATATCCTCCTAATTTCAGGAACAAGAAAATCATTCATGAAAGCTTCTCTCCCTCTCCTCAATCTACCTAAAAACATTTCTGCTTTAGCTACTTGATTCGAAAACCTTTCTCCTACCCCTAGCAAAATATTATTAAGACCTATCTGAATGTCCTTATCCACAACATCATATTTTTTGGGATCAAGAATCCCTGCTATATCAGGAATCACGAAATCAGCTTTAGTCGTATAGTCAGCAACCAAAACTCTCCCTACTGATTGATTAACGAACAACTTCTGCATGTTCTCTAAATTCTTTTGATTGACACCGCCTTTGTCAGGCTCATTACCCATGGTAATCAAAAGGATAGCTTGTTGAGTAGTCCTCGTAACAGCCATGTCCATTTTTTTCATTTCCTGCTTCCAGTTTAAATCTTCTAAAACCGGATAACCCATGGGAACAGAGAGGGGCTCATAGTCTTGCTTCTTGTAAAAGATCGCTGTTATCTTCTCGTTATCTAAAGGTATCTGAATTGAACTTGTCTGCTTTTTCTTTATCTGCTCTCTAATCTCTTTAGGGAGACCTTCTAGAACCTGAGCATCTTCCTCGGTCCTTGGCTCGCGAAGCCTCGCTAACTCATAATCAGAAAGGCTCTTATAATAAACAGCGTTATGAAATGTGAGATTACCAGCTACTTGAATATCCGAAGGATTCAACGTTATGTATCTTGCAGGGATAGTTTTTTCAGCTAACAGATCAGCCTCAGCACCAAAAGTTTGAGTAATTCTCCTAACGTCTTTCGGCTGGAGTATTGCATCGAAGCGATAGAGGAAAACATTCCCGCTCCGATAATACTCTCTGAAAAATTTATCCTGAATGGACCACAAACTAATCTTTTTGAAAAAAGCTTCAAAAAATTCTCTAGATTTTTTACTTCCTCCACGGAAGTACACATCGCTCATCGAGAATTCCGTCATGAGATCAATTGTGCTACGGAATATAGCAAAATTATAATAAGCCTTTTGGCATAAGATGACAGCATCCCTAACATCAAGAGTCGAATTGGAGCTATATTTATTATGATTGAAAGGAATTATACCATCGCTGATATTCTTAAAGCGATCACTTCTCTCTATGCTTCCAGAATTATTCCTTCTTGATCTGGTCGCTGTAGGAGATGCAGCATTGCTAGTATCTGTGTAAGAACCGCCAACCATATATGGCTTTATCTCTTTTGACCTCGGTCGCCTCGTTTGCTTGGGTTTCTTTTCGCTCATAATTTACCTTAACTTACACTTAAATACACTTTAGCCCAACATAAAGGGGGAAAAAGTTTCAGTCTTCGTTTCTTGAACTCCTATCATATCGAAATAGCACTTGGCCATCCAATTCGACAGGAGAAGAGTAGTATAATTATCCTTCCTCGCCCTATTCTCACTTGTGCTTCTCTTCAAATGCTGAGGCAAATCAAAAGATTGGGTTCCTCTAGGGGAGGTTTTTACTTCTACTAAAGCGCACTGTTTCTTGGTGCTATAGATCAATGAGTCTTGAGTTTCAATAAAATCCAACACCGTGTCAGCTTGAGCAAGGCCCAGATTTATTCTAAACTGGCTCTGCTTATTAAATGACTTCTCACTCGCCGTAGTCCTAGAAGAGAACCAAAGCCTTTTGTGGTCGATACATGCTTGAAGATGTTCATTCGCATTCCTTATCCAATTAGTAGTAAATACTTGTTTAACGCATATGTGACCTGATTTTTTATTATACTGTGATTTAGCTTTCCTTAGCATCTGCTCATAGTCGTTACCTTCTGTATCGCTATTGAAATCTATGAAAGATAATTGCTTCTCTTTAAAAGCCTCTGATTCGTTACAGCTATCGATGAACTGGAAACCAGCGTTATCAATCATAATCATCTCCAGATCGAAAGACTCAGTAAGATAGTCCATGTATTTAATATGGTCCTTCAAATCTCCACCAGCTACGGCATAACTGTGAACCAAAGTCGTTGTACGGCTTTCTGGTTCTACCTCTAATACTGACATTGCAAAGAAATCAGAAGTAGGACTATTCGAAAAACTAGGGTCAATTCCTAGTATATACATTTTCCCTTTCTCTCCACGAATGAGAGTAGAAGGTTCATCCCCATCTTTCACCGTGCATAGATGCATTTTTTTCGCGCTAAAATAACTATCTGACCCATCAGAAAATTGAGCGCAATATTCCCGTTGGAAAGATGAATGGCTTTGACCTCCTTGTTGGGCTTCTTCAATGATTGTCTTGTCAATCATATGTTCAGGAAGGGCCTCAAAACTAAGCTGGGAAATAAAATATTTACTTATCGCTGGTTTATCATTTTGTATATTTTCTGTCCAATCTTTATATGTTCTAAATAGGTTCTCGAAAGTATAGCTAGCAGAAGAAAGAGCTACCATTTTACTGTCGTTTTCAAACACCATCCTGTCTTCTTCTGTCATCTCTCCCTCTTCGATTAGTTTGTCTTCTATCTCTCTAATCTCTATGCGCTCTTTCATGTTCTGAGGTGCGACCAGAAAAGGCATAAGTACAGTTTTAATAATATCTTCAGGGAGAAGAAGAAACTCATCCAAGACCAATATATTAGCGCGAAAACCACGAATTTTTTCTCCGTTCAATGGAATAGCCGTAATCGTACCGCCGTTTATTTGCCATTCATATTGATCATTGCGCTTCACCTTAGCACCAAAGCATTGAGCCAATAAATCTGCCCCTTTGCTATCGACAAGCTTCTCTAAATTATTAAATATAAATCTAGCTGTCCTAAAAGTCGGCCCAGCGACAAGTATTTTTGTTCCGGGGTTAAAGATGCACTGAAGGAAACAGAAAATTGAAGCTATAAAAGTCTTACCACAACCACGACCCCATACGCACATCGAGAAGTTACGATTCATCATAGCCTTCAATGTTATCTCTTGGTAAGGAGCTAGCTTAATTCCTGATACAAGTTCTGTGGTAAAACCGACATTAGCACGTAAAAATTTAGCTAAAGAAATCTTAGCCTCATCATCATTAAGAAGCCCCTTCATAGAAAGAAATTCTTGATTAGCGTCAGGGAGGTCTACTTCGTATTTGTCAGGACAGTACCACATTATAGTTTCCCTATATCGTATGCATATTGTAAATCGATTTTCCTATAGATGCACCCCGACTTAAAGACTTTCTCAATTACTCTCACGGACTCCTTCCTGCCTTCCACGAACAGGAACTGAATAAACGGATACTCCTGAATAAGTTTTCTGACTTTCCTCATGATGAACTGAGGGGTAACCTTGGTCTCTTTAAATATTCTCTCTTTACTATGTTTGTTCCTAAGGTAATCAAAAGAGAGGGCATGATTCATATCTTGGTCGATTAGAACTATTAGGTATGCATCGGCTTCTCCGGCTCGTTCAATTTCCCGACGAAATCTTTCCAGATTATCAGGACGAAGAGAGCCTATAAAATCGGCTAAAGACTTACGTTCAATATAACACTTACAGGTCATCTTTTCGTCACTGAAGGCATAGTCTCCAAACTTTAATGTTCTTCTTTCTGTCGGAACATTTTTAAAAACCAAGGGCTTCTGTTCTCTTGTGTCTATGTAAATTTTAAGACCGGGATTATCGGATGCACTTCCCTCTATGATGTCTACGTTTTTATATAGAAATTTATTTTCCAGCCCAATCATTTCGCACTCTTCAGAATAATCGAAGTATTGGATTATCTCCTGTACCGTTGGCATTTTTAGACTACGCAACTCTACTTGACACATAGAATAGATTATATCTTTAGAGGCGATCCTCTCTAATATTTTACTTAAGATATACTCTGCCACTTCCTGCTTTGGGCTCGCTTTTCTCCACCTCCGATAATTCAAGGCACTATTAAAATCAGTCTTGAGATACTGCTCTTTATCTTTGAAAACTATAAGTTCATTATCGAACTTATCCCTACGAGGGAAATGTTTTTGATAGTATTCGTTTATCCTTAGTTTATGAGCCTTGAGGTGCGCGTGAAGCGAACGCTCTGTCTTAAACTCCTTGCTACATTCCTTGCATTTAGCCATTTAGAACCTCACCCTCGCTCATACCTAAAATTCTAGATTTTAATTCGTCCATATCTGATAATCTTTGTACTTCATCTTTGAGAGTTTTCTTCCTCAATTCTGCAAGCTTGACCATCTTTTCTCTAGTCTCTTGCTCTCTCCATAACTCTACAAGGTTTAGAATGCTTGCAGTGTCTTGACGCTGTTTAGCTAATTTGTCACTACGCTTTTGCTTTAAATCACTTAACAATTTTTGCTGCCTATTTATACACTGATTGTATTCTGTCTGGGCAGTATTAATTGCATCCACTAAAGACATCGAAATACGACGACCGTCATTATCCTCGGCGGTCTCGTCAAGGAGTCTGGATAGATGGGTGATCCTCCTTTGGATATTCGAAGCTATCACTACCTCTGCTGAAAG